TTGAAACCAGCATTTAGTTTCTCACGACGCTCTGCTTCTTCAAACATCTCATCTGGGTATGGTTCGCAATCCATTGTTTTTTCTATTTCAAGTTTAATTTCAGGTGCTTTGGTTCCAAGAGTAAGATTTTCAAGAGTTGGAGAAGGAATACGGGATGTTTCTTTACCGTTTGTATAGAAGATTAAGTCCTTGTCCATAAGTTCTCTCAACTTCTGTTTGCCGTATTCAGTCAGTTCGTGTTTTTGTTTGCGGAGTTCTTCTACTTCTTCTTGTGTGAGATTAACCCACGGCATATCTTCATTCATAAGGTATCCATTCAGCAAAACTAAAGATATAAGCAAGTCCCCATTCTAATGTATGAGGTGGTAGTTCGTCAATATGATTAAACGCAAGTCGTCTTGCTTCCAAGATGCGTTCTTTACCTACCGCAAGTAGATTTGCTTTAGAACCTTTGAGAAACTCATTATAATCTGCCTGATTATTCTGTTTCGCACCAGAGATATACAATCGTCTCATTTCAGTAAAAAGTTCTGCGGTTTCGGGGGCAAATGTAATCACTTCTTCCCCCAAAGGGATTTCCATAGTTTTCATACATCCCATAGAAAATTTCATCGCATTTCTAGTTTCTTCTACTGATAAGGCATCTTCATCCTCATCACGAAACTTATACTGAATAATACCATTTGAACATTCTATAACCCTCAACAGAGCAATCTTGTCCTTCTCTGCGTCAGGTAGTGCTTGAAATCTTGTGTCCCAGTCAATCATTGTTCCTTATCAAAAGTAAAGTATTCGTAGATAGAAGACATCACGGCATCTTCCACTGCTTCAATAATAGCGTCTTCAGTAGGATTTTCCACATGTTTGTGTGCCCGTGAATAACCACGACGCACACCTTCTTCAATTGCTTGTTCTAAAATAACTCGGAACTTAGGTTTCATAGTACCTCCCAATGTGCGTCAGATTTGTCACCGAAACGATTAGTTCCAGTTCTCGTGCTAACCCAGAAAAAGTATTTGCGGTTTTCTGATGCCAAGAATAACTCACCACCAGTATCCTGCTCTACAATACAAATAGGATTGTTGTCCATCATATTCGCAAGGCGGTTTTTAGCCTTCTTGCTTTTGGGTCTGACAGTGACTTTTCTCATAAGGCTATTATACATTCCCTAAATCGGAATCAGCATCCGAATGGTCACTTTCTAAACTGCCCCGTAATTCTTCCATTACTTCATCGAAAGAGTATGTTTTCTCTTTACCAGTATCAATATCTTCTACAAGTTGATGCAGGTAATCAAGAAATTCTTTGGGATAAGTTTCATCTAGGTTGATGCTACACCAGAACCATTGATAACATTCTTCGTATGGATCATCAGTTTTTGATACAGCATAATCAGCATAGTTTCCACTGATAAGATCACGCCACATCTTAAAATTGTTCCAGATTTCTCTCCATCCAGTCCGAAAACAATGCCCAAAGTAATACTCAATCCAATTCAGTTTCTTTGCCATCAGCAATCATCCATTTTTGCTTCTTCTGGATAATAATTTTGTTCCCAGAAATCATTCCATTCAGCTTGACATTCTGGTGACTTATCATCTTTGTCACACTCAAGTTTAACAGGACGATGGCCGCTCAGCAGTTCATACAAACCAAGACATTTCTGATAGTATTCTTTGTGATGATCGAGATTCTCTTTAACTACTGTACGAATAGTAGAATAAATCTCATGCGGTGATGCGTCGCCATTGATTGCATCATGCACCCAATCTTCCAGTTTCTCAAGAGAGTATTTTTTGTAATCAAAGTCCATCAGCATTCATCCATTTTAAGATAATCGGCAAGTTCTTCATCCACTTCCTTCATATAATCCCAGTTCCAAGTACGGGAAAGAACATCAATATCAAACCCAAACTTATATGCCCAAAACAGAATACTCAACAGACCATTACTTCCCATTGTAATCTGAAGATAAGGCGAAGATGGATGGTCGTTCCAACTTACAGAAAATTGAAACAAACTCCAGCGTTTAATATTCACAACTTGAACATAATATTCATGTCCAAAGTCATAGCGATGCTTGAATTGAATTAGGTTCATTGATTTGTAAAGACCTCATAGTCCACTAGTCTACCATACTTAAAGTGAATTTTGCAACGGGGCCAATCTTGCCACTCACCCTCCCAGGTAGAAGGATAAACCTCAATATATTTTGTGATTGGATGCAACTTTACCTTTCCATGATTACCATTAGAAACCCATTTAAAGTTTTTCCATTTACGAGTATCATCATAGTCAGGATCATCCTCATCAACAACTACAAAGTCTGCAGTATGCGAATAATCAACCAAATACAAATATCCAGCAGGATCTAACCAATAGTCTGCCATTGTGCCACCAATACCTTCTTCAATATCTTTGGTATGACACTCTACATCTGTAAATTCTTCTCCCAAATCATATGATGAGCGAAAATAATCGAACATGCCCATGGTTACTTATCCGTAATACATGATACTGCAATCGCAGTGGACTTCGTTGCTTCTGCCATTTGTCTATATCCAGTTCCAACATAGATCTGACCGCCAACTACAGCGACAGCCATGATTCCCCAGAATACATAATACCAACTTGATTTTACTTGGTGTTTCATTTTGCGTTCTTGAATAGATTGTGATAGTATACCACCTCTGGATTATCTAGGTCTTTACAACGAGGGTAGAAGATACCGTCTCGATAGCAACCATCTTTGGGGTCTTGTTTGTCATATTTTATCACCGCTGCAGGATAGTCTCTGATGTTACAGAATTCCCCATGACGACGAAGATAATTATCCAAACACAATCCACCAACAAATGGTACAAGGCCTTGGAGCATATAGAGAGTGTACATCAGCGTTTGATTACAGAAACTGCAGGTTGACCTTGGTGAAAGATAGTATCAACCACCGCTTGAACTTTGCGGGAGGTGCTGATACCTACGTTATCATAGACAGGCACACAAACCAACCCAAATGTCTTGGATTTGTCACCCAATCGAATCACACGGCCAATAGTCTGGGAGATACCAATATAGTCCATGTTTCGCATGAACAGCACTGCTTCAAGACCAGACACGTTGATACCTTCAGACAGGATGCTATGATGCATCACAACAAACTTCTTGGAGGAATCTTTACCCCATGCATTGAGAGTGTCAAAGAACTGCTCACGATTGACCTTCTGACCATCAATCACAGCACCAGTCTTGGATGTAATCATCATCCAAGAATAACCACGCTGCAACAGTTGTTGACAGAAATCAGATTCTGATACCAGACCGATGATCTGTTTGGTGGTGCGAGCACAGATCAGAATCTTCTGAACACCTTGCTCGTCGATTGTCTCGATCAGGTTGTCAGCATCGCGGGAGAAAATCACCTGCTTACCCTTGACCATTTGCAGTTGCTTGACAACAACCTTAGGAGGCAGAATATAACCCTGCTTCACCAGTTCTGGTGCAGGAACCTGACAGATTACCTGACCATAAACTTCAGGCATGTTCATGCCAGGTTTAGAAATGGTAGCAGAATGTTTGGGTGTGGCCGTAAAGAAATAGCAGCGGTCAGCAGTAGAAGAAAAGTGCTCAGTTGCAGGGAAAAAGTTACGTTTTACGCTGTTATGTGCTTCATCAAAGTAAATGGTATCGACAGCAATTCCTGCCTCTTGAATACGATTCAGAGAGTTATAGGTAGTGAAGATCAGTTGGTGACGATTTGTGATCTCGCAACTAACATCATGTGCCTGAATTTCGGACACTTTAGTGGTGCTAAAGTGATGCGTCTCACCAGAGTGAACATGCATTACTTCGGCATTTGTGATATGCTCAAGAAATTCGCTAGACAACTGACCTGCCAGCAAGATGCGCGGCGCACACACTACAACAGTCTTAGGAGTTTCTGATTGAAATAGGCGCAGAGCATCATAGATCATTTTTAGGGTCTTCCCACCGCCCGTTGGCACGATCAGCTGACCTTTCTTATACTTCTGCATCGCAGCAACAGCACGGTGTTGATGTGGGCGGAGCGTAATCATGAATTGCGTTTCAATGTGGCCATTATACAGCAAAAAAGGGTCCGTGTGGACCCCATGTGACGGTTCTAGAACTGGTCTACTGGGATGATACGATGTGCCTTGAACGCAACTTCATGACCATTGCCATCAAAAAGTTGAGGAATAACACCCAAACAAGTATAAAGTTTGGGAGTACTCATCTTGGTAAGATCAATTCCATCAGAATTTAGTGAATTGTTTGTATATTTGACAATGGAAGCGTGATAAGATTGGACAGTCTTCAAGAATGATTTGAATCCAGAACGAATATAATCGGCATCTTTTTCATTGTTTGCATAGAGAACAAAGTAAGTATGGATGCCTTTGCTTGCATTTGAAAGGATTTTGCCCAAAAGACGAGTCTCATTAGTTGAGCTAGGAGCATCGTAAAGAACAAAGTCACAGTCACTAACCAGAGTGCTGTTCATACGAGCACTAATTTTTTTGCCATTGACATCAACCATATCAGGGCTGGTTTCAAGATAATCCAACCACTGATCACGAGTCAATTTGCGAACAATCGGATCACCACCATTTTCTGTGAGGTTATAGATTCCGTTAGTAATTCTGGAAATTGATCCACCAGCATTGTTCGGATAGAAATCATCAATCTTGACTTTATTGAACAACCAAGATTCGATGCTTGGAATGTCGCGTTTCAGTTCACCAAGACGAATCAGTTCCACACCAGCGACAATAAAATCTTCTTGAACTGCGCGACGACGAGGAGCATGAAAGTTCAAACGAAGACCATTTGCAAGAGCAGAAGACTTGCTCTTATCTTTCAGAATAACCTGAATGGCAGGACACCATCGCTCACCCTCAGCCATTAGTGCCAATGCACGAGTGCGACCATCTTGAAAGTTGCCGTCCACATCGACAACGGGAGGAAGATCAGAATCATCCCAACCGTTTTTAAGCAAATAAAATTGCATATTCGGAACACTATCTTCAGTGTTTTGTTCTGAACGAACACCTGCATTTGTAAACTCATTATCATTTGG